CACTATACAAATCAATATTATATTCATTTGTTAGTGTCTGTCTTAGAACAATTTGTTCCTTACTAAATACCATAATTTCTTTAGTAGAAAGAACATCATTTAAACAATAGCTAACTATATTTTTAAGTGTCTCAGCATCATCTACAGGTTCATAGTGAGGATGTGGCATCTCTTCTACATTAGTCCAATCCATGGAATATTGTATCCATTTAAGACTACTCATCTTAGCTTTATTATCCCAGTGATTCATCTTAAACAAATCTATTTGCTTAATAGATAGTTTAAATGGAGGAAAGTCATGCATTTCTCCTCTATCTGTTCTACTCACTACAGACTGAGCATATCTATATAATTCAATTACAAGACTATCTGTTGTAAGAGATACTAATCTTTTTGCGTTATTTATAATATACTGGGTAATCTGGGCATCAAAAGCTAATCCGTTATAGGATATGTGCCACTCTTTATTTGTCGCACATTTTTGTAGAAATGCGACAAGTTTTTCTATATCGTTTCTGTCTCTATTAACTATAAAGACGTGCTTAACAGTATCATCTTTATAATGGACAAATACACCTACAAAACAATTAACTATTGTTTCATAGTCCATGACCCAATGGGTCCTCTGAGTTTCATTACTCATATGGAATGATTTGTTCAGTTAAGCTGTTCCCCCTTTTTTATTAAATATCTTTAAAGAAATTTATTCATAATTAAATAGCAAAGTCCAAAAAAAATGAAAACACTTGTGTACAAAAAGAAATTGTGAATAAACGATTTAATAATTAATTTGGGTCTATCCTCTTTTTTTTCTTCTATAATTTCTAGATAGTACCAGAGTATTGTATGCGGTATACTACATAATATAATTAATAAAAGTATACCAATAGCATTTTCTAGAAGAGTGTGATTATTTGATAAAGCAACACCACCTTTAACTATTATAGGACGCATTGGAGGTATAACAATTCCCATTTTTATTTATTTACTTGATCAGTAGATTCTTCTACAGTATTAGACAATTCAATATAAGAATTGAAGTCAAATGTATCTGCATTTAAAGCTAGTCTACTTACAATATCTACAATCTCACTGGGTTCTTCAATATAATATTCATAATAGCTTTCAAGACTTTTTCTTTCTTCAGCATAGTCTTTACCATCTTTACGTCTTCCCATCTTTAGGTACTTAATATCACCATTCTCATCAAGCTTAGGAAAGAAGTGCATACTTTCTTTCTTTTCTCTACCAATCAATGCAAGCACTTTGCTATCACGGTCAAAGATTGCTTCTACAAATGGGCAGTCAGATGATGTAGGAATCATCTTAAAAGTTTTAGTGTTACCCCATGTGCCGGTAACTAGCATCATACATTTATTCATAGTTATATAAATTAGTTTTACAAATCTAAGTCAATTTTTGTATTATTTCCAAATCTTCTACAGGAATTATTAATGTTTCTTTTTCAATATCACAAGGATCACAAAGTTCTCCAACGTCTTTAAGCAGGCTTATATCTACATCTAAAAGATGAGCATATATGTCATAATATTTATCTGGATATAGAAATGTTTTCATATGTTTATACTCATCAGAAGTTTCTCCGTAATATTCTTTAATAGCTTCTTTTAGTATAACACTTAACTTAGAATATTTTCCTATTATAACATTAAACCAATCATTTGTATATGATTGATAATCAAATAGATATAAATTATATGACTTTACAGGTATCTTTTTTATAAATAAACGATTACCAATCAACATCTTTTTTTCAAAATGTAAAAAGTCTTCAGACTCGTCATTTTTATATGAGCATACAAGTTTACAGTCTTCTGTTTTAGTTACTCCTTCTAAACTCATATAAGTACCTGTAGGAGGAAAGTCACTACTCTTTCTTATATTCAATGCAGGATATAAGAAGGACTTAGACTTTTGAAAATATTTACCGTATAAATTACTTATCTTTCTCTCTAACTTATCTGCCATTAGTAAAAATTTTATAAAACTACTAAACTATTTGCAAACTCATATGGTAGTTCATAACTTTTATTTTTAAGATGCCACTCTGCTTTTTCTATGCATTGATGAAATCTATCTAACCACTTATTTAATGTTTCTTCAGAAACAGGAAATGCATAGCTTTGAAACATTTTATCTATTACAACAAAGTGAAACTTAACTTGATATCCTTGACCTAGAAGATCATTGAATAAAAAGTTTACCATAATCATATAAATTACAGCTTGTAACCAGTAAGAATAGTATTCTACAGATTCACTAAAATCTTTTAACTCTTTACTAGTAGTTTTAATATCATTGATATATATCATTTTTTCATCATGATCTATCACTACATTATCAATGATGCCCTTTAATCCATATGACTTGCTAGAAAAATCTACAGATGCTTCTAGCTCATTAATTACTTTTTTATTCTCAAACTCTGATATACTGCAGCCTATCAGTTTGCAAACTTTATCATTTGTTTTGATTATTTCTACAGCATCAGAGCAATATTTATAGGTTTCTGCATCAACGAGTGTTTTATCACCTTTCTTTTGTAGAAAGCTCCAGTAACTAATTCCTTCAGGTGTTATTATTTTATCTAATCTTTGCTGATCAGTCTTTAAACTTTGATGATAATTCATATCTTTCATCACATCTAGTATAGCTCCTTCAAACTCAGCAAGTTCCGCACGCTCATCACCGTTACGTTTTAGCTCTGCATGATGATGATACACTCTATCAATCACTACTTTTAGATTATCTTTAGGTAGTGTAAGTGGTGTCATTATAAACTTTTGATTAAACTTCTCAGGTTCTAATAGAAGAAGGTGAATAAGCTTACCTTGTAATAGATGTTGTTCCATTCTTTCTTCTTTCAGACCAAGTACATAAAGTTGATAGAACACTTGAGGACTCCATAAAAGTTTATTTAAACTACTATATGAGTAGTAAAACTTCTTATTATAGAAACTTTTTTCTAAAAGTTCTACAGATTCTTCCATTATGCTTTCTAGTTCCATTGTTTATTTATTTTATGTTATTTATTCTTTTTCCACACTCCAAGTTCTTCAAGCTTAGTTCGTATACGTTTTTGACTTTTTGGATCAACTGTATATCCTTCTTCATATTCTAAAAAACTTATTAAATCTATAACATCAATAGATTCTTTAGTTTCTTCTTCTTCTTTTATCTTTTTGAAACTAGACCAGTCTTCTTCTGGTAAATATCCTATCAGATATTTTATAGGTGTGAAGTTTAATAATTCTTCTAAAGCTTCATGATCATGAAAGTGAATATCTTCACTTATTTGTTCAATAACTTTTTGTATTAGTTCTTCTTTATTTTTTTGGTTTGGCATATGTATTTAATTTTTCTTCTTTCGTTTTTATGTCATGGCAACGTTCACAGAGTACCTGTAAATTGTCTATTTCACAAAAAAGTCTTTCTACAAATCCAGCAAGATCTTCTGCACAGTTTAAGCTACCAGCAGGTTGTATATGGTCTACATTAATATGCTTTTCTGCAAACCAAAGTTTACATATATTACATTGGTATTCAAACTTTTGTCTTTTATTAGGTCCTTTGTATATTCTTTTAGCTTTTAACTTACACTGAGTAATAGGTTTCCACCATCTAGATTTCTGTCTAAGACCTGAACGTATAAAACTCCAGAAGGCAGCTTCTGTCATCGTACTTGCATTTCTAGTTTTAGCTACGCGAGGTTTTTTTGTAGTTTTCTTAGGCATAATATAAATTTTCTATACAAATATAGTGTAGAAGTTAATATTTTTTATAACTTTTTATCTAATATAGGTATAAGTCTTAAGAACACTTCTTTAGCACCAAAGTCTTTTATGCTGTCAGACGGATCTTTACTCATTGGTAAAATAGTAGTGCCAATCTCTGGATATAATGTTTTATACTTATTCATAGCTGCTATACCTGCATCATCATAATCAAATAGCACTATTACTTTTTTATAAGATTTTATGTATTCCTGCATCAACTCTTTACGTATAAAACTATTTTCTGAGTCTGGAGCTATTACATCCATTTCTATTTTAAGACTTTTAAGTGCCATAATATCTTTTAAAGAACTAGTAATTACTAAGTATTTAGAAGATTTTAATTGCTCACTGCCTTGGATATGATCTTGCACTTTAATAAACTTTTTGTCTAGAGTTTTAGGCTGATAAATTTTATACAAGCTACCATCTTTTTTAAAATAACCGTACAGATAATTGCTATAAATAACTAATGTATCTACCTTTTCATTAAGCTTTTTTTCAAGTGTATAATTTTCTAAAGGACGTACACAATATTCTTCTAACAAACGTGTACCTATATTAAACTGAGTCCAGTAGTATTGATCTGAAGTATTCCATGAACGAAATATATATGATTTAACTTTATATTTACTAGCTTCTTTAAATTCTTTTACATCATAACTACCATTATTATGAAGGACATAGTCATTATAACATTCAACTATATGTTGACAAGCTTTATGAAATGTAAGTTCTTTTAAATCTTTTACAAGGTCTACTGCAGATCCTCCTTTACCAGAAGAAAAGTCTTTATATCTGTAAGTATTTTTACTTTTATCAAAATAGACACACATGGAAGGTGTCTTTTCTTTAGGGTTAAATAAACTTTTAATCTTTATATCTTGCCCTGTAAGTTTTTCTTTTAACTTACAATATGTTTCAAATATCCATGTAACTGGAACGTCTTTTATATCATGAACAAGATTTTTTGTTTTAAACATAGTATTCTATATTTACATATATCTACAAAAAATATAGGGGAGTGTAGAAACACTCCCCGCAATAATTAAAAAAATGAAAAAATCTTACACTTCAAAATCATTAGTAGCTGGTTCAAAACTACTTACATTAGATTTAGCCAATGCTTTATAATGATATTTATTTGTTTTGTCAAACTTATCAAGTTTTGCTGCATCTGTAGAAACGAACTTATATTTAGGTAAAGACAACTTAATAATAGTTTTATCATTATATTCTTCTTCTGAACCCTTTAAAAACCAATATAACTTCTTACCTTTTACAATGTTAACAGCTGCTTTAACCCACTCTTCAATAGTAACAGCTTCAACTGCATTAAGTTCATCCTGAAGATTTAACTCTTTAGCAATTACAATGAGCTTATACATAATGTCGTTAACGGATACGTTACTGCTATCAAATTGATCAGTCCATATAGTAGCTGCCACTCTACCCACTTGTCCTTTGTATTTAGGACCTTCTGGATTTTCTTTATCAATGGGCCAACCCTCAAAGTTTTCTAATTCAGGACCTTCAAGATAGAGTTCTAAACACTTCTTGTCTCCTTTGTTAGATGTTCTAAGATTGGCATCATAGATGTGAGCATAAACTACGCCTGGCTGTAGTGATTTTGGAGTACCTCCTCCCTGTTTGACATCCTGTCCTTTTGTACTAAACATAATGTTTGTTTTTATTAAATGAAAAATTAGAAAAATTAGTTTTCAAAATCATGAATTGCTTTATTAACATACTCTAAGTCATTAGGTATCTCAAAGTCTTTAAACATACCTTTAGGACTTTTACATGTATTATCACCAGTTGTTTGTGTCTCAAACACATATCTGATTATACCATTAGCATCTTTTTTAGTTTTGCCAAATAATACAATAGAAAATAAACCTTCTAGTGTAAGCTTCTCATCTACCATTTTGCCAATAGTTTTGGCTTTATAACGCTTTCTACCTTCTATATCTGTACCTTCTTCTGCATGTGTTAAGTAGAATACAGTGAGATCTTCACGTAAATCTTTAGGAAGTCTACTAATACGAGCTAGATGACCACCTATTTCAGTGAATTTTTCATAACCTTTCTCACTTGCTCTATCAAAAAACTCAAAGCTAGACATGTATTGAAAATCATCAATAACTATTGTTTTAATCTCAGGACGTTTTGTATTAACATACACTAACGCTGCTTCTATCTGTTCAGGTTTGCTACCTGAATAAAGATTACCTGCTTGATTATCTTTAGTCCAAATAGTATATTTTTTCTTCCATCCTTTAAATGGAAGTGGTTTATTAGCTACATTAATAATAAATGTACTAGCCGAATCTAAGTTTTCAATACTGGTAGATTTTCCTGTACCAGATTCTGCAATAATTAATACTCCTTTACCCATATTACTTGTTTATTGTTGATTTAATAAGGTCATTAAGCCAAGGTTTAAGACTAAGAGGTTTACCTGTCTGCATAGCATAATAATCTCTAATAGTCATTTCTGAAAACAAAGCATCATTATACTGCTCTACTTCTTCTTTTTTTGTCTCAGCTGGTTTGCTATAAGTTAAACCTGTTGTCTTCTTTTGAGCATCTACAATTGCTGATTCACCACTAATAGCTACACTATATGAATTAACCACTCTGAGTTCATCTAGTGGCACAAGATATGAATTGTTTTGATTAATTTCATATTCTTCTTCATAATTTACATTATGAGCTACATTATATACTGTTCTTTCTTTATCTGTTGGGTTAAATTCTCTATCAAACATTTCAAAGAATAACCCTTTTTGTTTAGTAAACTCATTATTAAAAACGCCTATCACTTGTATACCTTTATGATAAAAAGGCACTTTAAACTGAAAGTCATTACTAGAAACACCTAGATTGTTAATAAGTGGCTTATGAAATTCTCTAAGCTCATTTAAGATTTCAGCCTTATACTTTTTTTGTTCTAACGGATCAAGAGCTTTATACTCTGCGTAGCTTAAACGAGGTAGTAGCATTGTACTCGTTTGTTTAGGTTGTGCTGTTGTAAACATATGTGTTGATTTAAATTTCTGTTCCAATGGGAGATTCTATTATTTGTCTACCTCCTGTTCTTTGTGAAAATCTTTGATAGTTTCCTTCTGGTCTTTCAGCTTTAGGTGGAGCTACTTCAATCATTCTTTGATTTTGACCTTCCATTTTCATAAATATCATGTTATTCTTTTCATCTCCGTTATTTCTCACCTTAATTAGGTGCATAATAACATCATCTGTCAATACATGATAAGCATATGGACCATAAAGTTTTATATCTAATTTAAATGGACGGGATAATACCACTACCATATCAGATCCTTGCATCAGTGCATCACCACCAAAGATGTCTCCTGATGTAGGATAATTATGTATAGATGCTGGTATTCTTCTTGCAGCATCTTCTATTGATCTATTTAATTGTGTAAGCATAATAACAATAATAGGTAGTTGATTTTTTAGCTTCATTAACATCTCTGTTGTATTATATAATACATCAAATTTGTCTTTATCTCTACTACCTTTCTTAATCAACCAGCTATGGTCTATTGTTATAAGAAGTGGTTTACTACCACCTCTAACATATGCCATTTCTATTTCTTTTCTTATTAAATCTTCTGTTAAAGATTCACTCACTATGTCTCTACGGAGACCCATTTTCTCCAATCTTTTAGTTTCAGCTGTAAACTCAATAATTCTTTTCATTGTAAAATTATCAAGTTCTCTATTAGTGCTTAAAATATGACCGTAGTCTAGAGCCATTTCAGCTGCAAACTGACGAGAAGCATATTGTTCATCACCCATTTCAAATTGAAATTCAAGAATATTAAATGATTGGTCAGAGTTAAGACGGTGAGACTCTCTTAATATTTGAGAACTTATCATTGTCTTACCTGCACCTGGTCTAGCACCAATAGTTAGCATACTGCCCCATTCTAGACCTGCAACACCTGCTTCATTAAAACTGGGCCATGGTGTTCTTAAACTCTTTATTTCACCAGTTTTTCTTTTTTCTACATACCTCATACCCTTCTCTAACACAGAAGAATAAGGCTTAAACTTTGATTGATATTCTTGTTCACCACTCATATTACACGGGTTTGTAAAAATACGTAATAAAATGTAAAAATTATTATTTTTACAGATTAATTTTCAGATAGAATCTGAGGATTATCTACAATCATTTGGCAATAATCTGCCAATAGTGAACGGTTTGTTTTTGTATATGTATCCGTTCTTTGTATAAAATAGCTACTAGTTGTTATATATTCCATATTTTCTTTATTCTTTATGTATATATAATAATCAGTTGCGTCTAAAACTAAGTTCCAATCATATTCAGGATAGGTCTTAAAAAACCAAACAAACTTATCTTTTAACTCCTGCACTGTTTGTCTAAGTAATCCAACCTTTGCCACTCTTTTAGCAGGAAACATTTCTCTATAAGTGTTTATATGCTCCAAGGATGCAGATCCTAATATTTCAGATGATACTTTCTTTTTTGTTTTTATCAGAAGACTTTCAAACTCGTCTAGTATAAACAAAGCTCCGTGACTTAAATTATTCTTTTCATCTAAATGACCTCTTTCTATAGCTGCTTTCTTTTCTTTTTCACTATCTATAATGCTACAAGGTTTAATCTTATGACGGCAGCAATCAAGAAAGTACAGTTGATTCGGACTGAGATTGTACTTGATTAGTGAGTTCCACAGCTGATGACTCATAGTTATTTTTTATTGTTTTTATAATCTTTTTGTATGTTTCTTGAAAGTTAGAATTATGTTCCAATAGATCTTTACAGGTTCTAATATTATGTATAACTGTTGTGTGATCTCTCTTTCCAAGATGACTACCTATTCTTTTAAGGCTATATCCCATTGATTTGGCTATAAGACAGAAGATGTTTCTCAGTTCTACTATTTCTCTATATCTACGATGCACGTTAAGATGGATAATTCTTCCATTTCTTTCAGGTAAAAAAGCTGTAAATGCTTCCTCAAGAGTATCAAGTGATATCACCGGAATAGTATTTCCATCAGCGTCAGTGCTCATTTTAGTCACTACAATGGGATAGTAACCTAGTTTTTCACAAAATTTTTCTTTAAATTCTTCAGTTAGTTTTTTTTCTAGCATACATGCATAGGTTTTAGTATTCATAAATCTTTGAAGTTTTGTCTACAAATATAGGTTTGTTCTGGAATATTTTGTATATTATATTGTAGAGAATATTTTATTTCTACATATTTTAAATTTATAAATTATTGTAATATGTCACATCCAATTGTCAAATATTATGCTCAGAAAGATGCTAATAACTGGCCTATTCCTGGTACTATGATGGGCACTACTAGTAATATTATTCCTTCTACAGCTGTTGAAATACCTACTACAACCGGTACAAAATCCAATCCTAATGGGTTGCGTTATTTTGTTAGAACAGATAACGGAGGTAGAATATTACCTAATTCTCTAATGATTACATTACAAAGACCATCTGACGTACGCCTTTTAGAGTTTAGATTACCATAATACATATTAATTAAATGTAATATGATACCTCAAGGAGAAAATCATCATTCAGTAAGTCAGATTAAACTTTGGCTTTTTCCCACTTTAGTGGTAATACTTGGCACTATCATATGGAATGACATCAAGGAAATTAAAAATGATGTTAAACTTTTAATGGCACAATCTAACGTAGATAAAACTAGAATAGACAATTTAGAAAAGCAACTTGATTTTTATAAAGGATCTACTACTAAGCCTACTACTAATGTTAGTTTTGGACACCCCACCACTCCGGAAAAACCATTTAGTGCAGAGTTCATTATTAAAGATTTATATTTAGACACTCGACAGAAGAAAATACTAGCTGTACATGTTAAAAAACCTAACCAAACTACTCTTTAATTTACCTAATCTTGTCATTGTTGTATTAGTTTTTATAGTTTTATTACAACGTTGTGGCTCTAAACCTGCTAATAACAAATCAGGTAAAATAGACACTTTAATTGTTAATAAGACTGATACAATATGGAAAGAAAAAGTAAAAACTGTTTATAGTAAACCTAAACCTACAGGATCAGCGGTTATAGATACTTCCTGGAGAGATAGTATTAAGCTTAAAGATAGCACTTATAACACTCTTCTTAATAGTTATATAGAATTGGGTGATAAGTATTATAGCAGACATATCTATAAAGACACTGTAAAAATTGACTCAGTTGGATATGCTTTTATTAAAGACACTGTAGTGAGTAATATAATTACAGGTAGAGAATTTACTTACAATATTAAATATCCTGTAATAACTAACACTAAAACTATTACAATCACTCAACCAGCTCCAGCTACACGTCAACTATATGTTGGAGGATCTTTATGGATGAGTCAGTCTAGTTTTGTTAATGGTTTAAATACGGGCTTCTTGTACAAAGACAAAAAGGATAGAGTGTTTGGTGCTAATGTGGGTGTATTTAACTCACAAGTAACCTATGGAATATCTTCTTATTGGAAAATACGATTATCTAAATAATAGTTTATCTAAAATTAAATAACAATGGAATCACTATTTATTAAAAGATGGAAAGCAGAAATTCCTCCATTTTTTAAAAAGGTAAAATCAATAGCTATTACTGTTGGTTCTTCTGCAACAGCAGTTTGGTTGGCTAATTCAAGTCTTAATTTAAATCTTGATGAATGGTTTTTATCCATCTGTAAATACATTATAGCTTTTTGTACAGCAGTTGGATTAACTTCTCAATTAACAGCTAAGAATCCACCTGAGAATCAATAATAATGGCTAGAAAAATCATCTTATCTGCTGGACATGGAGGTACAGATCCTGGAGCTACAGGAAATGGCTACGTTGAACGTGATCTTGCTATAGAGCTTAGAAACTTAATTGTAGCTGAGCTTAAAGCATTAGGTGTCACTGCTTTAGTAGATGATAATAAAAACGCCCTCAAACAAACCCTACTTTGGTTAAGAGGCAAGTTTACAACAGGAGATATTCTTGTAGACATTCATTGGAATGCTGCAGGTCCAGATGTTAAAGGTTCAGAGATATTTATTCCTGACCAGTCTTCTACATTTGAAAGAACCTTGGCTGCAGAGCTCCTTAAATGCTTTACAGTGTTTGGATTTAAGAGTAGAGGTGTTAGACCTGAATCTCAGAGTGCAAGAAAAAGCTTAGGTTGGATGAGACCAGGAGCTGAGAATCTTCTTATAGAAGTTTGTTTTATAAGCAATATATTAGATATGAAGCTTTACCAAGCAAATAAACATGGCATAGCTCGTAGAATAGCTTTAACATTAAACCAACATACTAAATGAAAAAATCTGCTGCTGACTCAAGAAAAATAAATTTTGGTAAACGTAAAGGTAGAAAACCACGTAAAACAAAAGGACCAAAAGATAAAGCTGTCTCTAAATATAGAGGACAAGGAAAAGTATAAAAAAAGACCGGCATAACACCGGTCTTTTTTATTTACAAACTATACTACTATTTTTTTAAAGCTCCTTTTTCATCAACATTAAATATCTTTTGACCATCAAATATAATAATTTGCTGAGCTTCAGAATATTTTTTTAATGTTTCTTTGTTAAAATGGGAAAACTTGGATCCTTTTAGACCTATAAAGAAAACTTTTTCATTATAAATATTA